ATAATCCACCTGCCATTAATATTAATTAATATAACATTATAATTTTTATTTATGTCATAATATATTTTAATTTTTTTTATAGTAATTAAAATATATAGTAATTAAAATATATAGTAATTATAATTATTATGGCAGAAAAAATTATTAATGGAGAGAATGTTAAAACATTCATTGATAAGTTAAATAAATCAGAAACTCTGATAATAACGCTAGGAATTATTATATTATTATTAATAGTTTTAGTTGGTTGGATATTTGATAGATTAGGATTAAAAGAAAAATCATGTACTAAATTAGATATATATTATCCAAAATTAACAAACGAGTCTTATTTTAATAATAGTAATTTTATTAAATCTAGTGCTTCACCTCTATTTGATAATTCAAATAGTACATTGATTAATTATCATGTTAAAAGTGCTTATAATTGTTGTTGTGGAGATAGTTATAAGAATAATTTTGTTGCCTTATGTGCTTTAGAAAAATGTATAGGTAATGGTTGTAGATTCTTAGATTTTGAAATTTATTCATATAATAATGATCCAATTGTTGCTTCATCAACAGCAAACAGTAATTATATTAAAGAAACATATAATGCTTTATTATTAAGTGAAGTATTGACTACAATAACTGAAAATGCTTTTGATGGAGTTAAAACTATATGTGCTAATGACCCGCTAATATTAAATTTTAGAGTAATGAGCACAAATGTAAGTATGTTAGAAAAGTTGGGAGATTTATTTGAAGAATATTTTGATAGAAGTATTAATTCAAATTTTTCATTATTAAAAAATTATAAGGATGCTTCTGTATTAAGTATTAAAATGAAAGATTTATATAGAAAAATCATAATTATTTGTGATTTTAATCCTGAACCCAATATTATTATAAATCCTAAATTAGTAAAGTTACAAAATTACATTAATTTAAGAGGTAAAAGTTTATATTGTAATACTTTTAGATATAATGACATTGTTGCTAAAAATGGCAACTCGCAATTTATTGAAGATACAAAGAAAAAATATACAATAGTATTACCAAATTTAGATAATTCAATTAAAAATTTTGATAGCGTTAACTCTTTTATTAATGGATGCCAAGCAATTTGTATGAAGCATCAAAATTTAGATAGTAATTTAGCTGGTTATAATGAACAATTTGAAATAGATGGAATATTTTCTTGGATACTAAAAGATTTAATGTTAATAAATGTTGCGCCAGCATCTCTTGCTACTCCTTCAGGTGTAAGTATGAATAGTTATTCAACTGCTAGCATTACAGGAAGAATGAGAGCTAGATTTGGCGGAAGATAAATATATTTTTGCTATATTTTATTATATTTTTTGCTAATTATATAATATATAATTATAGTATATATATTATAATATTATGAAAGAATCATATGAAGAAAAAGAATTGAAAATATTAAGAAATGCTATTGATAATGCTACATATATTATTGGGAAAAAATTAGTCCAATCAGATACTATTAAAAATATTATTGAAATTTTAGAAACTTTTTTGCGAACGCATAAAATTTTATGTTATGGTGGAACTGCGATTAATAATATACTACCTGAACAATATAGATTTTATAATAAAAATATTGAAATACCTGATTATGATTTTTTTTCTCCTTATGCTATGGAATATGCGAGAGATTTAGCAAACATATATTATAAAGCAGGTTATGAAGAAGTAGAAGCAAAATCAGGAGTTCATAGCGGAACATATAAAGTTTTCGTAAATTTTGTACCAATAGCAGATATTACTTTTTTAGATTATAAATTATTTCAAAATATTACTAAAAAAGCAATAAAAATAAATGGAATCAATTATTGCCCACCCAATTTTCTACGTATGGCAATGTATGTTGAATTATCTCGCCCAATGGGTGACGTATCTAGATGGGAAAAAATATTAAAACGTATTATATTATTAAATAAAAATTATCCACTAAAAGGCATATTCTGCGATAAACAAGATTTTCAAAGAAAATATGAAGGAACCCAAGAGGACCAAAATAATATATATGAAATTACTAGAAATTCATTTATTAATCAAGGTTTAGTTTTTTTTGGAGGTTATGCGTCAACACTATATAGTAAATATATGCCATATAAAGAAAGAAAACAAGTTACTAATATTCCAGATTTTGATGTATTAAGTGAAAATCCTGAATCAAGCGCCACTATTTTGAAAGAACAATTAAACTATGAAGGTTATAAAAATGTAAAGATCTTTAAAAAACAACCAATTGGCGAATATATTGATGTTCATTATGAAATTGTTGTAAATAATGATGTAATAGCATTTATTTATAAACCAACTGCTTGCCATAGTTATAATTTAATAAATATTAATGGACAAAAAATAAAAGTAGCATCAATAGATACTATATTAAGTTTTTATTTAATATTTATCTATGCAAATAGACCATATTATGATGAAAACAGATTATTGTGTATTGCTGAATATTTATTTAAAGTTCAATTAAAAAATCGACTTCAACAAAAAGGGTTACTCCGAAGATTTAGTGTATTATGTTATGGAAAACAAAAAACACTTGAAGATATGAGAGAAGAAAAAGCAAAATTGTATGCCAAAGTTAGAAAAAATGAAATACCGCGCAATTCTAAAATATATAATATGAATTTTTTTAGATATATACCCAAAGAAGATTATAAATCAATAAATAAATCAAAGAAAAATATGAAACATCATATTAAGCATACAAGGAAATATAAAAAATAGTAACTTATGTTTTGTAAAATATACATTTTCCATGTTTTATTGTTTTTGCCAACTTATATTTATTACATGAAACTTTTCTAGATTTTAATTTTATTAAATTAACACTAGTATTAGTATTTAATTTATTGTTTATTTTTTTGTTTATTTTTCTTTTATTAAAACTCTTATTTACATAACTTATATAATGTAAAAATAATTTGGTATTATTTATTTCTGGATGTCCTTGATATCCAAAAAATGGATATTTTTTATGTTTTATTATTTCTATAAACTCTTTGTTATTTTTATCTAAACTACTAGCAATAACTTGATAATTTTTAATTCTGTTTTTTTGGTCTGATGCTAATGCTAATGAATTATTATGAATTAGTTTTTTTGTTTTATTAAAATTCTTTTTAAATAATTTACCTAAATTGCTGTTATTAAATTTTGGTATTGTTTTATAATCATTATATGCGTTTACATTAATAAAAGTCCTTTTAATATTTTTATTTGTTAAATTATAATTTTTTTCAATCAGTATCATATTTTCATAACCATGACATATTGCTAATATTGGTATTATTATATTATTATTAGCAAGTGATTTGATTTTTTTAACTATGTATTTTTGTGTTAAAAAATGTTGCTTTATAAATTTATTATTATATAAATTACCTAATTGACTTCCAGGAAATAATAAACCATCTAAATTATATAATATTTTATTTAATTCGACTTTTTTAATAGTATACGGAATTATAATATAATCAATTGAATTTTGCTTTAAAAAAGTTATTAAAGTTTCTTTTAAAAATATTTCATTTGAAATAGCATTTTTTATATAAGGTGTTGCTAAAATACCTACTATAGGTTTGATTTTAATCATATTATTATTAGTAAATATATTTACATAACAAAAAATGAAAATTACTTAGTACTTGTTACTTGTTACTTGTTACTTATTATATTCTTTTAAAAAGAATAACCATAAAGGGATACATATTATTGCTTTAGGCATAAAAAATATAAAAATATAATAAATTTATATATTTTTTAAATTGACTATTAACTAATTTTTAATTTTTTATTTTTAATTTTAATTTTTAGTAAATAATATTTATAGTCTTGGGAAACCAACCAAGTTAGCACCAATACCAAAACCAGCACCCGATCTAGCACTTACACCCATAGTTGGAATAAAAGTATCTAAAATAGAGAAGGTGGCCGCCGCCATTAAAGCAATAATAGCAATTTCTTCCATTTTCAATGGTTTTTGTGGAATGACGAAAGCAACTATTGCAACCATTAGACCTTCAATTAAATATTTCACAGCTCTTTTTACTAATTCACCCATACTGAAATTCATTTTGTTTTATAATAATACTCAAGAAAAAAATTATATTTATACACAATTTTATATATTTTATTTATTTATTTAATTAAATAAATAAATTTACCTAAATATATAATTTATATTTTTAACATAATTAATTATAATTAAAGTTATTTAATATATCTTTTAAATAAAATACTTAAAATTATATTAAAATACTATTTTATAAAATGTTTAATAAAAAATCTTCTAAATCTAAAGACAAAGACAAAGACAAAGACAAAGATAAAGATAAAACAGCAAATAATTTAGAAAAAGCAAAATATGTTGATTTATTAGATGAAGATAAACCAATTAGTGGTCAAAAATATGTATGTCTAAGTTTTATCTCTCCTGAAGACCATATAAAAAATAAAGAATTATTTTATTTTGAAAAATTTCTAAAGAACTTTGAGTTTAAAAAAACGTTTGAAAAATATACACAATTTTTGAATTTTTTAGCATTCAAATATAGTTTAGATTTTAATAAATTAAGCAAAGATATGGAGGAGTTTGTAGAAGAAGAAAAAGAAAATCTATTTTTAACTACCTTAGATGATGAATATAAAACATTTATTGATGCTAAAGAAGAACAATTACAAAAAGAATATAATGAGTTACATGAATTTCAAACAAATACAAGAGGTATTAAAGTGCGTGGAGTATTTGGTTCCCAAGAAGAAGCAGAAATGAGATGTAAGATGTTAAGAGAACAAGATCCAAATCATGATGTTTATGTTGGAGCAGTAGGTATGTGGATGCCTTTTCATCCAGAAGCATATAAGACAGGACGTGTTGAATATTTAGAAAAAGATTTAAATGAACTTATGAGTCATAAGAAGAAAAATGATGAAATATCAAAAGAACAATTTAAAGAACGTGTAAAAGAAAGTAAAAAGAAAGCAATTCAAGAAAATATTGCTAAAGCTCAAAAAGAAGGTAATAAATTAATGCAAACAATAGATGAAGAAGGTAATTTAATAAATGCGGATAGAATGGATGTTCCGGGTAAAAATTTACTTTTTGGCAATAATGAAGACGATGATGTATCAACTGCTGATTTACGTAAAGAATTATTTGAGGCGGAAGATGTTATTATAGGAAGAAAGAAAGATAATGATCATGGTTTATCAGAACTATTAGAAAGACAAAAAGAACGTTCTGAAAAAGCATTATTAGAAGAAGAATCAAATAGATTAACAACAATTGTCGATGAAGATATTTCTGACCCCCCTAAAATTATTGTGTAATTGTATAATAGCGTAATTATGTAATAGCGTAACAAAGAATCAATTTATAATATTTATTGAAAAATATTATAAATATATTATAAATAAATTATTACCATTTTGTTTTGCGTACATTAATTTTTGGTCCTTTTTTCTTATCTCTAATATTTGGGTCATACATTTCTTCTTCATTATCAGAGTCTAAATTTTTACTAATTTCCCAAAATTCTTTTGAACCTAACTTGAATGTTTTATGATGGTCTGCTTTATACCAAAAAATTTGGTCTTGTAATTTATTGGATTTAGCATTATTATTTATTACTAAACATTCAAAATTTTCTGTACATTGATCCATTACTTGGCAAAAACTTTCAAAAGTTGGAAACATACCAGCATAATTTTCGTAAATTCGTCGTCTATTTGCTATATATGGTTCACGTAAAATAAAAACATAATCAATATTTGTGCGAAGATTTGGAGGAATACCTAAAGGATATTGCATAGTAATTACTAACATTATTTTCCAGTGACGCCCGTTCATAAAAAGAAGACGCATCATTTTATCTTTAGTCCAACTACCATCATATAAACAATCATCTAAAATTACAAACGCACGAGGGTCAATATTTGATTTTTTATAAACCTCTATTTCTTTTTTTACTTGCTTTAATACTGTTTTTTGCCTTTTTAAAATATTTTCTATAATAGCAGTATTATATTCATCGTGAATAAAAAGTTTGGGGACATGTTCAGCATAAAAACCATTACCTGCTTCAGTTCCACTAATAACAGTTCCTATTGGTATATCTTGATGATAATAAAGAAGATCTCTAACTAAATATGATTTACCTGTATCGCGACGACCAATTAAAACAATAACAGGACCTTTATTTTCATCTGGTCTAAAACTAATTGTTTTAATATCAAATTTTTTTAATTCTAATGTCATTATTGTTTACTAATAATATTATATAATCTAAGATTTAAACTAAATAATACAAAAATAAATAATATATTTAGTAATATTTAAAAATATTATTTGTGTTATAAATAGGAAAAATAAGTATTTCTAATTTATTAAATGGAATTAAACTATAGAAAAAATAACAACAAACAGCTTTTTGAAACAATTAGCGACAATAATTTTTTAGATATAACAAATGTCCAAAATTATTTTCCATTATATAATAATTATTTTGATTTAAATAGCAACAATTACAATGCCATTAATTTAAATAATAGCTATAAATTAGAAAATATAGTAGATAAAATTAATTATAACAAATTTACAGGCGAAATATGTGATACATGTAATAATAAATGTAACAAAAATATTTTTATAAAGTTTAGTCCATTAATAGACCCAGTTAAATATATGTTAGGTAAATATGATAATAGCTATAATATTTTAGAATTGCCTAAATTTTATAATAGTGATCATATTAATACTAATAGTGAATATCATAAAAAATATAAAAAAATATTAGATCCAAATAACTCAGCATATATTGATGGGTTTTTTTCTTTTTTATCTAGTTGCTTATTAAATAACTACTGTTTTTATAATGGATTAAATTATTATGGTGCTTTTTTAGGAATAAAAAATAATTTTAAAGTTAACATTTCTGAAGATTTAGAATTTTTAAATGAATCAGACTATTTTCATAAATATAGAAATAATCTATTTAAGATTGAAGCAAGTGAAAAAATGAAAAATTTATTTTGTAAAACTAATAAATATAAAAAATCATTATTAATAAATGATAATAATGCTAGTGATTTAACTAATGACTTAAATATTGAAGACTTAAATATTGATAATCTAACTATTGAAGATTTAAACATTAGTGATTCAAACATTAGTAAATCAAATATTAGTGAATCAAACATTAGTGATTCAAACATTAGTGAATTGAATATAAAAGATCTAAATAGTATAGATTCAAATAATGTACAACACACATGTTTAGAAAATAAATCTCTAACTCAAGAAGAATTAGAATTAACATATGAAAATCTAGATATTTTAGATAAATCATCTACTAAATCAAGTAATTATAATACAAGCAAAAATGAAACAACAAATTCAGAGTCATGTTCTTCTAGGTCATCAAATACAGAATCTTTTGACTCAAATAAAACCGACTCTGATGAATCAAGTAGCGAAGAAAGTGAAGATGATGATGATGATGAAGAAGAAATATTTTGCTCAATAGATAAATTTCCAGTTGAAATTATTGTATTAGAATGTTGCGAAGATACATTAGATTCTTATATTTCAAGTAAAAAAATTAAAGATGATGAATGGGAATCTATTGTTTTACAAATATTATTTACATTAATTACATATCAAAAAGTTTTCCATTTTACTCATAATGATTTACATACAAATAATATTGTATATGTGTCAACAGAAAAGAAATATTTATATTATAAATTTAATAACACACATTATAAAGTTCCTACATTTGGTAAAATATATAAAATAATTGATTTTGGAAGAGCAATTTATAAATTTAAAAATAAATTTATATGTAGTGATAGTTACTCACATGATGGAGATGCTGCTACACAATATAATTGTGAACCTTATTTTAATGAAAATAAACCACGCTTAGAACCAAATTATAGTTTCGATTTATGTCGCCTAGGATGTAGTTTATTTGATTATTTTATTGATGATTTAGAAGATATAAAAAAATTAAAATCCCCTATCAAAAAACTTATGATTGAATGGGTTTTTGATGATAAAAATAAAAATATATTGTATAAAAATGATGGTTCTGAGAGATACCCTGATTTTAAATTATATAAAATGATAGCACGTAGTGTTCATAAACATACTCCACAAAATGTATTAAAGAAATCACTATTTGAGAAATATCAAATAGCAAAAAAGAAAATTAATAATCCCGAAGCAATATTTAATATTGATGAGTTACCAATTATGGTGTAAAAATTTTATGCTTTATAATAAAATATAAAATATAAAATATAAAATATAAAAATAAAATATAAAATAAAATAAAAATTAAAAGTCAGGTTCATTTGTAAAAGCACTCAAAGATTCTTTTGAATTGCCTATTATTTCATTAATATTTAATTGTTCTAAACCAAACATTGAAATCATGCTACATAAAAATACTATTAAACTATCTTTTGTTACATTTTTTAATGATTTTTCTTCTTTTGTTATATATTTCATATCTATTATTTTATAAATCATAAATATAATACTAATTGCTAATGATGGTAATATAAAATTCATTTATTATTACAAAATAAATGAATTTTATATAAATAACGAATTAACTTATTATAATTCTTCTATATCTAAATCTAACTCTAAATCTAAATCTGAATCTACATTAGATTTTTCATCATCACTACTTAATTCAGTTTTTAAATTTACTATGTTCAAATTTAATTCATCGGGATCATTTTTTATATTTTTAATATTTAATTCACTTGAGTTAATATTCATTTTATCTATTTTTAATTTATAAATATCTTCTCTATCTGATTCATCATTAGACTCATTATTAGATTCGTCATTTGATTCGTCAATTGAATCATTATTAGAAGTAGATTCTAATTTAGATACTAAAGAATTTTTATTTGAACCTCCATTCTTATTTGATATTTCTAAATTGTCTTCATTTAAATCTTTGGTAGCATTTTTAATTGCTTTCTTTAAATTTGTTTTACTTTCGTCTTTTATTTTTTCAAGTGCCTCTTTCTTTATTTTTTCTAATTCTTTTGTTGCTTTTAATTTATTAAGTTTATCCAATGCTTCTTTATCTGTAACGATTTCTTTCTTTTCTTCTACTTCAACATCAGTTTCTAGTGTTTCATCTAAATACATTTGTAATATATGTTCAATAGGAATGCTCTCTCTTATTGTATTTAAAATACATTCTTTTACTATTAATTCTAATTCTCTATTATTTTTTTGTGTTTGTAATGGCTTGATATTTATTTCAAATAAATATATATTAACATACACTTTTCGAGCAACATTTATATATGTTTTATGAATAAATTTACCTAAATCTGGTATATCAATATTAATTTTTTTTTGTTTTAATCCTACTCGCGATGAAGTTAACGATTTTAATTGAGTAATATGAACACAAGATATTAAATCTTCTAAATAATTACACGCGCTTGATGTAATTATTCTTTGTTTCTCATTTTCTACTATTTCAGAACTCCATTTTGGAATATTATTTAAAAAATTTTGAAATGTCATTAAATATTTAGAGTCCTCATCATTTTCTTTACAAACATTATACGCTTCTGAAAAAACAGATCTTAAACCTTCAATAATACATGGTGTTAGAGTATTAGTTAATCTAGCACACCACTCATTTTTAGATTCAATTATTGTTGATAAAGTATAATCATCCATATTTATAGTTTAAACATTATTTTTTAAATAAAATTTAAACTAAATTATTTATTAAATTGTTTATACTAAATATTATTAAATATTGAAAAATTAATAGTACAATTATTATTGTAAAAATATAAAATAATAAATATTAAAAATTCTTCACATCTAATTTCCTTTTTATAAATATCAAAAAAAAATATAAATTTTGAGAAATCAGATTTAAAATTTGAACAATTTGTAAAATATTCTAATAAATTATTAGCACTAATGCCTTTGTTATATATTAATGAGCTATAAATAATTAATAAGTTGTTTATAGAATTATTAGTCAATTCTTTTATAGCATTATCTAAATTTTTAATAATTATGGCAAGTTTACTATTAAATTTATTATTATTGTTGTTATTGTTATTATTTATTGTTAATGACTTATAAATAGTATTTAGATTACTAATATTACAAAAAATTTCACAAAATCTAGACAATATTGGCCTAATAATTTTTGACTTATTGGCTGTTACAATAAAAAATTTTGTATTACTATATATTTCAATTGATCTTCGCAGTGCTGATTGAGCATCTAATGTTAAACTATCCGCATTTAATAATACAATAGATTTAAAGTTTGTTATATTTTTATGAATTATTGTATTTGCGAAAAATCTTAAATTGTCTCTTATAAATTTTATATTTCCTTTTCCCAAACTACAATTCAATATTAGTGTATTATTTTCTATATTTTTATAATTTTTATAAATATATAATAATAATTGCTCTAGTAAAGTTTTTTTTCCAATCAAATTATTTCCATATAGTAATAAATTTGGTAAATTATTTTTGTCATGTAACTCTTTCAAATTTTGTAACATTATTTAAAAGTAAAAAAAAATATTTAAATTATAATATTATTACATATCTAATACTATTTAATATAAATTATTTATATTACATATTTATATTACATATTTATATTACATAAATGTAAGACCATATGTATAATATATAAGATAATATGTTACCCATATATTATATATTCTTTTTACTATCTAATTTTACAGTTAAATTATTTGAAAAGCATACTAATAAGATAATTAATGTTATTGATAAAAATTTAATATATAACAATAACAATAATAATCTTAATATTTATTATGAAAAAAGAATTAAATCAAAAGAACGTATTATTTCAAAAATACAAAAATATAAAATACCATACGATATATACGGATTAAGAATTATATATGATGACAATACTAATTACTATAATACTAATATTGCCTATGTTATTAAGAATATTATATATGAAAATTTTAATTCACTAGATTATATATATGATGATTATATTGAAAAACCTAAGAAAAATAATTATCAAAGCTTACATGTTTATGTAGTAACTACTTTATTAATAGAAATTCAAATAAGAAATAGTAATATGCATAATATATCTATTAATGGTTCTGCTTCACAATACTATTAAATTTAAATAAATTATATTAATATATTTATTTAAATTAGTAATATGAATAGTGACACACAAAATATAGATGATAATGAAAAACTAAATATTATTTTTAAAGAAATATTGGGGTTTCCATCCACATCTGAAAAAATTAGTTATTATGAAGAAGTAAAGACAAATTTTAATACTTATACATTAGGCGAAAATGTATTATTAGAAAATATTACACAATATCCAAATTTTGATACATCTGGTAATGTTAAAAGTGCTAATGAAATAGGATTAAAACCTAGTGACTTTTATAATTATTATTACAATCCATTAAATAAAGCACAAAGTAGTATTGTAGATGATAGTACAGGAACTGTTAGAAGATTTAAATATCTAAAATTAGAGCAAACATACGGAACAGAAAATTCAAATTATGGAGCATCTTGGTTTAAACTCGATATTTCATATAATAATGTTTTGGAAGACTCTTTACAATATAATTATAAATCATATTATGATTTAACAGATGGCAATGCTTTAAAATTCCCTTATTTATATGAAGTTTTTACCGAAAATTCATTACAAGCTTCAAGTGTTTTACGAAATTTACCATTTGGTATTCAAGGTGGTAATTGGATTTATAATTATAAAAATGGTATTTTATTTTTTTCTGATTTTAATAATTTAGCCCAGCAAAATATATATGGTGGAATTTATAATATAACTAATAATAATAAACCTGTAATTAGCGTATATAAATATATAGGAAAAAAAAATATTAATACTCTTATAAGAGACATAGACAATTTGAAAAATTCATCTAATATTAATCCTGGTATTAATAATATTTTTACTAAATTATTAATTTATACTCAAAATTTGACAAATAAAATTTCTAAATTAGAAGATACAACATATACTAATACTTCTAACAAAATATATTTTACTAATACTAATTTTACAACAACCACTACTGATTTAATAGATTTAAGTAATTTATTTTTTAATACAATTACTATTTATAATACAAATAATAGTACTTCTAATATTTTAGTAAATATTAATGCTACTTTATATTGTAGTCATGTAAGTAACGAAAGAATAACAGTGCAAGTATGGAGAGATTTAAGCATGATAGTAGAAAATAGAAACTTAGGTTCGGCAAAAGATATTGGTGGTTTAACTATACCCTATAATTTGACATATTTAGATGAAAATATTAGTTGTGGTATAAAAAAATATTATTTAAAATATCAATTAGAATCTCGTCTTCCTGGCAATCACCCCCCACAAGGTATTATTAATGTTAGAACTTCTCTTACACAAGGTTCATCTGATATAATATTACGAGAAATTAAAACTAAAACAATTTATAATCACACTATTATTTTCTCCAATAAATTATTGTTTGGTCTTAATAAATATACTACTACATCTGATTATTTAATAGATTTAAGTAATTCATTTTTTAATATTATTAATCCATGTAATACTATTTATATTTTAATAAATGTAAATCTTACATTAGCATGTAGTTATGCGTATAATGAAAGAATAACTATAGAATTATGGAGAGATGTAAGTATGATTATGCAAGATTCTATTTTTGGTTCAGTAAATGCTACGAGCGGTTCAACCATGTCTTATAGTTTTACTTATTTAGATGAAAATTTTAATAATAGTCCTAAAAAATATTATATAAAATACAAATTAGATAATAATAATAGTAATCAAGAACAAGGTATAGTTAATGTTAGAACGTCTACAATAAATGGCTCTTCTAATATTTTATTAAAAGATTTTCAAAATATATATAATTTTGCTTATAATAATAGTTTTAATTATAACAACATTTATAATACAACAGAATTAACTAGTAGTAGCTTAACAACTAGTACTAATAATTTAATGGATTTAAGTAATTCTTTTTATAATATTATTAATCCATGTAATAATAGTAATATTTTAGTAAATGTTAAAGCAAGTTTATATTGTTCTTATGCATATAATGAGAGAATTACTATAGAATTATGGAGAGATTTATCTATGCTTACACAAGATTGTAGTTTGGGAACACTTAATGCTGCTGGTGGATTAAACTTGTCTTATAATATGACCTATTATGATGAAAATATTAATAGTGGTCCAAATAAATACTACTTAAAATATAAATTAGATAATAATAATAGTGCTAAAGAGCAAGGACTTATTAATATTAACACTAATAATAACAATAGTTCATCTAGAATTTTTTTGAGAGAAATTACAAATGTTCATAATATTTCTAGCAAAACTATATTTAATAATACAAATTTTACTACAACTACTAATGGAATAGTAGACTTAAGTAATAGTTTTTATAATACTATTAATATAAATAATAATAATACTAATGTTTTAGTAAATATTAAAACAACTTTGTATTGTAGTTATGCTTATAAAGAAAGAATAACTATAGAATTATGGAGAGATTCAACTATGATTATACAAGATTGTAGTATTGGAATAATAAATGGTACAAATGGTTTAACAATTCCATATAATTTGACTTATTTAGATGAAAATATTAGTAGTGGTTTAATAAAATATTATTTAAAATATAAATTAGAAAATAACATTTCAGGACAACATATGGGATTAATTAATATCAAAACCACATTAACAAATGGTTCATCAAGCATCATTTTAAGACAAATATAAAAATTTATTGACATAAAATATAAAAATGTTAAATATAATATTATATTTTATAATACTATCTATATAATGTCCGGACTGATTTTTAATAGTCCAGAAGATGATTATATATTTACTGGTTCTAATGTTAGAGCAGGCACTAATGTTACCAATTTAAGATTATCAAAAGGTAATAACACTCATATTGATATTTATGAGGAGTATATAGATATTAGTGCTGTTGACGTATTTATAAATAATGAAAGAATAGTTACTTCATCATCGTCTAGTACTATTCAATTAGGAAATATAGTAGTTACAGAAAAAACTTTATTACAAGATTTAAGCGCAGGAGCAACAGATATTAGTGCTAGATTAAATGTAGTTGGTCCTACTAGATTATTAAATACATTAACCGTATCAGGTGATGTAGTATTTGGCAGTTCTAATTTATATGTTCCTTCTACATTTACTATTGATCCTGCTGGATATGGAGATAATACAGGTAATGTTATAATTAAAGGTAATTTAACAGTTGAGGGATTAACAACAACTATTAATTCAAGTGTCGTAGACATAAGTGATAAAACGATTGTATTGGCTTCAAATGCTAAAAATTCGAGTCAAGCAGATGGCGCTGGTTTTGAAATATCTGGAGCAAACGTAAAATTTACATATAATGATACACTTAAAACATTTGAATCATCAACTGGAATTAGTATTTCAGGAAATTTAAATCCATTAAACAGTAACAATTATAGTTTAGGTGAATTTAATAAATTATGGGAAAATGCTTATATACGTAATTTAAACGTTGCCTCTATTGATGTAAGCGTTAATATAGGAGGTACTGCTTTTACTAATTTAATAAATAAAATAGATAACTCGTTTGCTGATGTATATGTAAAGTCATATGTTGATAACTCATTTGCCAATGTATATGTAAAATCATATGTTGATAACTCGTTTGCTGATGTATATGTAAAATCATATATTGATAACTCATTTGCTGATGTGTATGTAAAGTCATATGTTGATAACTCGTTTGCTGATGTATATGTAAAGTCATATGTTGATAACTCGTTTGCCGATGTGTATGTAAAATCATATGTTGATAACTC